TAACGATTGTCTAAAACAAACCAACTGTAAAGAAGATGAGGTTATTTCCTTTAAAAATACATGGATAAATACAGAAGACCAAAAAATTACAGAAGAGTGTTCAATTATTGAATATTTGGTTTGTTTAATGAAAAAAATGCAAAATATGATTTCAACCGATAACTCACAATTAAATATAAAAAATACAGTTAATTGTAAAATAGAAGGACTTTCGGGATTAAATAATTGGTTAAACTCTGTCTCTAGCGAAGAATCAAGAAAATCATTAATTGATAAAGGTATACAAGAGGCTACATTATTTTATAATAACTACCAAAGAACGGAGATGTAATTACTCCATATAATATCCATAATAAATATTTATTTACTTCATATTTACATCTAAATATAAATAGAATAAACACTGACCCTATGAAATATGATGGTTGATATACTTGACACATTTGATAAATAGATAAAAATAAACATCCAGTATATATAAACCCATGTGTTTTTGCATGAATTAATCCTTTCTTTCGCAACGTCATCATAAATGCCGAAGTTTGAATAGCAATATGCGTGTTAAATCCTAAGGCCAATAAATGCGGACCTACCTGAAGATGAGACGCAATTGCTAAGAATTGATAGAATGAATAGAAATAACGTATAAGTAAACTCAAACGTATTTCATAATTTATATTTCCTGCTCTCACAGCAGTTACACCTGTTGAACCATAATTGTATGTAACTAAGTCTGCTATTTTATGATGACATAATACTAATGCTAAGAGAGAAAAATGATAAATATTATTATATATAATTCCCATATTATTATGTAAATAATCATATAAATAGTAAAATAACATCACACATGTACCTCTAGTAGTGAAAATAATAGCATGTAGACGATATTCTTCATAAATTACTAGAGGCACTTTAATTATTCTCTTTTTTAAAACATGAAATATGAAAGAAGAATAAGAGAGACCAGTATGTAGAAATATTGTGGTTAAGTCAAACCACGTATTATAACCAAACCCCATATTATTCTCATATGTTCCATATCTATATATATATGATATAACACTACTTAATCCTAGTATTCGATGAACATGAAATGGGTCTTCATTAGTTACAAGTTTTTTTTTAATATGCAATATTGCGTCAGCAATATTATTAGTACATACATTAAAAAAAATATTTAATTGAAGTATAAAATTATGTATCAACCACATCTAAAAGTAATATATAATAAAAATATATTACTTTTATTATATAATTATAAAAAATACATAATTTTATATATAACAAGGCATTTCATCGATATTCATAATAGTTTTTTCTTTACCTATTTTTTTTTTGGATATTTTATACTTATCAAACAAACTGTTTCTTAATACATCCAATGGAACATGTTTATGAACCTTCCTGCTAATCATTTTATATAATTTAAAATCAGGATATCTCTCATCTCCATTTTTCTTATACATAATATTTCTCCCTTTATCATCTTTACACCAAGAAATTATTATTTTTAATATAGGAGATGCTACACTATCTTCTTGGTTTATATCATCAACTATACAATCATAAATAGAACAACCTAAACGACATAAATCAAAACTAAAATTAGGTTCAATAATAGGTTTTTTTGAATTGAAATAAGGAGGAAAGTTATATTGTGTTGCGGCATCTCCCTTAGGATGAAAACTATCACTACACAATAATTTTCCGTTAAACTTATAAATAGCCCTTCCAAAATCAATTATTTTTATCAATCTACCAAAAGTAGGAACTTTATAATGAGCGCCTTCTACTTTATAATAAAGATATGGTTTATCTGTTTTAATATACATAATATTATTTGAATGCAAGTCATTATGAGTGAAACTAAAGGTTTTTTGATAAGTAATCAAAGATAATAATATTTGCAATACAATAGATTCCCACTCTTCGTCGGTTAATGGGTCATCTTCACATGCAATCAGTGAATCCAAAGTATTATCGCAACATTCTAATGCTATTGTTTGAACAGGAAAAGCATTAATCTTAACAATAACATTTTCTTCATTATCTAATGTAGAATACTCATCATCTGTTCCTTCATCATCTGTTCCTTCATCATCTCTTTTATTTTCATTGTCGCTGTTTTCTGTATCATGCATTGAAATGTCTTCATCCTCTATTGAAGAGTTTGATGAGCGCGAAGAACATGAAGAATTAGAATTACTGGAATGATTAATACTCATAGATATATCTTTACATGATGTTCTTTCTACGGTTTCATAATTACATGTAGAATAAACGTTTTCATATATGATATCAGGTTGAGAATTATTATCATTGCTATTACTTATATTAATATTTAAAAAAGTTTCCTCTAATAATTCATCATTATCTATATTGTCTATATTGTCTATATTTTCAATATCATTTAATTCTAAATAAGGTTGAGTATTTTCTAAATTAAGTCTTTCTTTATTATTCCGCGTTCCATAGTCAATTAATTCTCTATAAGACTCATCAATTGTAAATAAATTATTTTTGTTTTTATGAAAAAAATCAAATTCATCAACATATTCAATGTCATCACAAATATCTATAGGATAATTTTCTTTAATAGAAAGAAAAGAACCATAGAAGTCTAAACCATGATAAAACTTATGATTATGCAACAATTTACTAGATAAATAAGAAAAAAAACTATCTACATATGCTGAGTTGTTAATATCTCTTGTTTTTTCATGAGATTCTTCAATATTAAATGAAGGGAGTCGCAGTAAATTAACATCATTAACATCATATTTTCCAATAATATATTTTAGAGGATCTAATAAAGGGCTATATTTAAAAAATACTTTTTTTTTCATTTTTGATTTATCTTCTATATTTTTAACAAAAGCATTTACAATATTGTCTGTTTCTTTATCCTTAATACTGTATAAATACAAAGTGTTATTTAAATTAATACTATTCCAATTTGTTTCATTAAGTTCAAAAAAACGTCCATAAAGAGGAATATAATTTTGAATATTTTGCAATCCAACGCCACTTTTTTCTAAAGAAGAAAATAATTTCTCGTTATCGTGTTTTTTATACATAGAGTCCATTAATTCTGAATTATATTTATTATAGTGATAATAAACTAATTAAATATTTTTAAAAACTAAATATTAAGTTATTGAATAAAATATTAAAAGTATTTTTCTCTTTTATATGCGGTGTATATAATTCATTATTTTCTAAAATAAGTCTAATATAATGACTTTAGAACTTAAAAAGTTTGATATGAAAAATATTAGTTTTAGACCAGATGAAAATAAAGGGCCTGTAGTAGTTTTAATTGGTCGTCGCGATACAGGTAAAAGTTATTTAGTAAGAGACTTGTTATTTTATCATCAAGATATTCCTATTGGGACTGTTATATCTGGAACAGAAGCTGGAAACGGGTTTTATAGTTCACATGTTCCTAAATTATTTATCCACGACGAATATAATACAGCTATTATAGAAAATATATTAAAAAGACAAAAAACTGTATTAAAACAAGTAAAAAAAGAAACTGAGCAGTATAAACGTTCCAATATAGACCCTAGAGCGTTTGTTATTTTAGATGATTGCTTATATGATGCAAGTTGGACAAGAGATAAAATGATGCGATTATTATTTATGAATGGACGTCATTGGAAAGTTATGCTAATAATTACTATGCAATATCCTTTAGGTATTCCTCCTAATTTACGTACAAATATAGATTATGTATTTATATTGAGAGAACCTTATATTGCGAATAGAAAGCGTATTTGGGAGAATTATGCTGGCATGTTTCCAACATTTGAATCCTTTGCTCAAGTTATGGATCAATGTACTGAGAACTTTGAGTGTTTAGTTATTAATAATAATGCTAAATCAAATAAACTACATGATCAGGTATTTTGGTATAAAGCTCAGCATCATGCCGATTTTAAATTAGGATCGAAAGAGTTTTGGGACTTATCTAAAGATTTTAATTCAGACGATGAAGAAGATACATATGATCCTAACACAGCAAAAAAAAGAGGACAAGGCCCAAAAATTAATGTTAGAAAATCAAAATGGTAGGTTATAATATAATACTATTGAAAACACACAGTATTGTAGTTGGATTATAGTTTTGTAATTTTATCGGCAACACATTTATTATTATTAATAAATTGTTCCCTATCTATGTCATCTTTAAAATTATGAATACATTTATGAGCTTCTGCCAAACGATGTAAAGTACAAAACATATTATTACACTTGCTACACAAACATGTATTTTTTTCAATAAACGAAAGTTTTTTATTACATGTAAAACATGTTTTCTTGATGTTAATTTCTGGAACAGTCATTTGTTATGATTTTATATTATAACTATTTATAATATA